TGCAATAGATCAACTTGTTTTACATGCAGTTTATGGAGAAGCATTTACAGAACATAAAGTTAGTCAAACAATATCTGTAAGAGAAGAAGAGTGGTTAGAAGTAGGAGCCTTTGTATATAGAAACTTTGATTCAATTTCAGGTGTTTCTTTTCTTCCTTATTCTGATCATGTTTATAAGCAAGCACCCTACCAAGATTGTTCCCAAAAAGAGTATAAATCACTCCTTAAAAAGATGCCTGTTCTTGATTGGAGTAAACTATCTGAATATGAGAGTGATGACTATACTATTGCATCCCAAGAACTAGCTTGTTCAGGGGGATCATGCGAAATAATATAATAAATTCAACAACTAAACAAATTCTGCTATTTTAAGCAATAATTCTCTTACTTATATAGAACAGAAGGATTAAAAAGGAGAGGTATGTTAGGTATTTACGGTATTTCTGATGAGTTAATTGGATGGTTAGAAACAACATTTCCAAATACATTACCAATAAATGAATGTACTACTGAACAGCTATCTTTTCTTCAGGGTCAACAGAATATAATTAATGTAATTAAATCTACATATAAAGAGAGTCTAGAAGATGTGTATGCCAATGGGAAGTAGTGGAGGAGGTTCAGATCCAGAACCAGAAAACATAACTGCATTATCTGGTCAAGGATTAACTACACAAGATCCAAGATTTGTAGCAAATAAAACTAGAAAGAAAAGAATGAATTTGAGAGTCCGTAGACCAACTCAAACTGCTTAATAATTTATAAAAGGGGATAGATGTTAAAACAACTGAGTCAAAAAAAGATAAAAGAAGGTTGGGAAAAGTATAAACCACATATTGAAACTGCAATGACTTCTACGGAAGGTGGGAATATTATTTTCAGTAATAGTAATTCAGATATTTATAAGGATATTTATGGAAGATTACTGAATCCTTTTAATCAAAGTATGCACCTCTGGAGTGAAGGAGATGAAGATTATATTGTATTAACACAGTTACAAGCTTGTGAATTTACAGAAAAACGAACTCTAGTACTTCTCTCTTCTACTCGTACTAAAGATGTAGACAAAGACCTCTTAGATGAGAGGTATTATGAAGCCTACAAATCTATCTCAGAGTTTGCAAGAGATAATAATTGTGTAGGAATGTATTGTTATAGTGATTTAGATTACTTTGCAGAGATGGCAAAGAAAACAAAAGAATGGACTAATGTTATTACTCGTTACCAGTTCTATTTCCCCTTAGATTAAAATGAAAATATATACAGAAATAAATTATAAGTGGTTAGCTGGTGGATTAGTAGAAACAGATTCTAAGTCTTTTGAGTATGAAGGAGATCTTACTCTCTGTGGGCCTGGAGGAGGAGGAGGAAATCCAATAACTGCGGTAATAGAAAAAGTCCAAGAAAAAATAGTAGATCCAGTAGTAGAAACAGCAACACTACCAGAAATTAAAGTTCCAGAACTTGGAAGTATTACACCAAAGATAGATCTAGGAACAATAAATGTACCAAAAGTAGATGTAGGTCTAGGAGACTTAGCTGATTTACCATCTCAAATTGATCAAGCTATGACTGATCCAACTGGATCTATTACAACAGGATTAGGAAAACTTGGAGAGAATGCAGGAGCGCTAGGCACAACTGTTGGTGAGGCTTCAGGAGATCTTACAAAATTAGGAGGATTAACAGAAGCAGTAGCTAAAGGAACTCAACTTGGAATGGAAAATATTCAATCAACTGATTTAGGGAAAGTTCTCTCAGGTGAAGTGCTACAACCTACTAGTCTAGAAGGTATAGGAATGAATGAAGGTGTAGCTACTACACTTGCTGATGTTGGTAGTAAGATTGATGAAGGTGTTACAAGTTTTGGAGATAAGCTAATTGATGATGACTTAGAACGAGCCTTTAACACTAATGTGGATTACCTTCACGACTATGGCAAAGCACTTAATGATGTTGTTTCAGATGAACTAACTAGGTGGCAAGATTGGATAAATCAAAAAACAGGAGAAATTAGTGCTAACGTTCCAGGAATGAATAATGATGGTCCTGATGCTGTACCTGATCCTGACAAGTTGAAAGCTGTTAAAAGAGGACTTAAAAATAAAAGCAGAGCAAATCTAAAAGTAAATAAAAGTAAAGGAAGAGCCAGATCATCCTTACGAGTAGGCTAATATGGAATATAAATCTAAAAGTAGAACAAAGACTGTAGTGAATCCAGATGCTTATGAATACAAAGAAGGAGAAGTAAAGACTAGATATGACAGGTACAAAGGAGATAGAGATAACTACCTGCGAAGAGGTAGAGAAGCCTCTTTATTTACAATTCCAACTCTCTTACCAGAGCTAGACCATACAAGTACAACAGAACTGATTACTCCCTTTCAAAGTATAGGCGCAGAAGGAGTAAACAATTTAAGTTCTAAGCTTTTACTTTCTTTACTTCCTCCTAATGCACCCTTCTTTCGTTTAGTAGTAGATAATTCAGAACTAGAAGCTCTCCTTGCAGAGAAGAGATCAGAAGCAGAAGAAGGTCTTGCAAAGATTGAGAGAATGGTGATGCAGGAAATCGAAGTACGAGGACTTAGAGTTCCAATCTCAGAAGCTTTAAAACAACTCATAGTAACTGGGAATGTCCTTATATATCTTCCTCCAAAAGACCAGATAAGAGTATTCAGACTAGACAGGTATGTAGTTAAACGTGATTCAATGGGTAATCCTTTAGAAATCATCACAAAGGAATCACTCTCTCCACTTTCTCTTCCAGAAAATGCCAAAGAAATCATAACTGATCCAGAATCTGATAGTACTCTTCAAGACTTAGACCTGTATACTTGTGTTAAATGGACAGGAAAGAACTGGACGATTCATCAAGAGTTAGAAGGTCAAACAGTTCCAGGATCAGAAGGAACTTTTCCTAAGAACAGGAATCCCTTTTTAGCCCTTCGTTTTACTCACATGGATGGAGAAGACTATGGACGAGGATATGTAGAAGAATACTTAGGAGATCTAAAGTCTTTAGAGTCTCTTACTCAGTCTATTGTAGAGGGTTCAGCAGCCGCTGCAAAAGTACTATTCCTTGTAAGACCAAATGGAACTACAAGAGTTAAGACTTTAGCAGAGTCTCCAAATGGAGCAATAGTAACAGGAGATGATAATGACGTATCTACTCTCCAGCTTGGTAAGTCTCAGGACTTTGCAATAGCACAGCAGACTATACAGATGCTTCAGACTAGACTATCTAGAGTGTTCCTAATGAACTCTTCTATCCGAAGAGATGCAGAGAGAGTAACGGCTCAGGAAATTAGATTAGCTCATCAGGAGTTAGAGATAGCACTAGGAGGAGTCTATGCAATTCTTTCACAGGAGTTTCAGTTACCTTTGGTAGAGATCCTAATGAATAGAATGGCAAAAGAAAAGAAGATTCCAAAGTTACCAGGAGATGCTCTTAAACCACTTATTGTTACTGGTGTAGAAGCTCTTGGCAGAGGAGAAGACTTAAATAAACTAGGACTATTTCTCCAGAGTATTGCCCCACTTGGGCCACAAGCAATGCAGGAAATAAATATATCAGATTACATTACTAGGCTTGCAGGATCACTTGGAATTGATACAGAAGGACTAGTAAAGTCTGAAGAACAGAAACAAGTAGAGCAACAGGCTGCAATGGAACAACAACAGGCAATGCAAAACCAGCAAACTTTGGGTAATATAGCAGAAAAATCTGCACCAGAAATGATGCGAGGTTTAAACGAAGGAGGAGGACAAGAAGTACCTCCACCAGAAATGACTAATTAATCTTTTAAATAGAGGAGAAATATATATATGGCAGATCTTAATCAAATCAGTACTCATGAAGATGCTCCACCTCCAGTAGAAGGTACACCAGAGCATGAACAAGCAATGGTAGAACTTGCAGAAAGTGTGAGTGCAGTAGAAAGAGAAGACGGAAATCCTAGTTGGTTGCCTGAAAAGTTTGAGAGTCCTGAAGATATGGCACAGGCATACAAAGAGTTGGAAAGAAAGTTATCTTCCAATGCGGAGTCTGTGCCGAGCAACGATGAGGTTACATCACCTCCGCAGACTCCTTCTCCAGAACAACAAGCACAAATTCAAGAAGCTCAGAAAACCTTAGCAAATGCAGGTTTAGATTATAACAAATTTGCAAATGAGTATGGAGAGAAAGGAGAGTTATCTCCTGAGTCATATGCAGAACTTAAAAATAAAGGTATGTCTACTGAGATGGTTGACTCATGGATCGAAGGTCAAGAAGCTATATCAGATCGTCTTACTGAGACTGCATTTGGAACTGTAGGAGGAGAAAAGAATTACCAAGACTTAGTAAAGTGGGCAGGAGACACCTTACCAAAAAACGAAATAGATGCATTTAACAGAGCGTTAGAGAGTCCTAACAACCAAGATAGCTTATTTGCTATTAAGAGTCTCAACGCTCAATATCAA